GAACCGAACCCTAACCCAGAAGAAACCCAGCCGGTTATTTCCGCTAACCCAGAAGAAACCGGATCGAAAGCTAACCAAGAACCAAGAACCAATAACCAAGAAGATCAACACAACACACTCCCCGCGGGTGAGCCTGAGTTCGTCGATCCGAACCTGCCGACCGAGATGACCCTTGACTGGGTGCCCGACGAGAACCTGCTGAAGAATTACGCGCTGCGCATGGCCCTGCCTGTCGCCCTGTTCACCACCGAGGCCATCGGCGCCTTCGTCTGCCATTACACGGCAAGCGGCCGGGCCGAGACACAGAAGGCATGGGTTAGCCTGCTGGTGAAGTGGATCAAGCGTGACAACGCCACGGCCGCCGCCTCCAACGTTCGCCAGTTCCCGATGAAGCGCCAGGTCAACGGCCCGGACTTCGACGACAAGACCTGGGCTGATGACTTGGGGGATCTGTGATGAAGAACCCAAATCAGCTCATGCAGACCCTGGGCAACCTGCCTGCCGTGGAGACAGCTCCGCTCAAGATCGACACCGGCACCGCCGACGTCGTGAACTCTCTGTTCAAGGAGTTGCAGGCGATCTTCCCAGCGTGGCGCCAGGCATGGCCAACCGATGAGGCGCTAATGACTGCCAAGCGCACATGGGTCAAGGCGTTCATGGCCGAGGGCATCAAGCAGATTGAGCAGATCCGCTTCGGCCTGCAGAACTGCCGCAAGCTCGGCAGTGACTTCGCACCGTCGGTGGGCAAGTTCATCCAGATGTGCCAGCCGACGCCGGAAGCCCTCGGCATTCCGTCTCACGAAGCCGCCTATGCCGAGTCCGTCGCCAATGCTCACCCGAGCATGGCCGGTAGCCGGGAGTGGTCGCAACAGGCCGTGTACCACGCCGCAAGCCAATGCGGATTCCACGCGCTGAACACGATGAAGACCGAGGTCAGTCGCAAGCTGTTCGACCGCAACTATGACATCACCATCCGAATGATGCTGGCTGGCGAGCGTTTGCGGAACATCCCGCTGGCATTGCCGGAGCGGGTCAGTGGTCGTGTCACGGCTGCGATCGGCAATCAGGCACTGGCAGACCTACGCAAGAGCCGGGGAGGGCATGCGCATGGGTAACGACAAGATGCGTGAGGAGTTTGAAGCGTGGGCTGCCAGTCCGGAATTCGGCCTTTCGACGGCTCACTTCGAAAAGGATGAAACCGGTGATTACCTGAATTATCCGACCCAGTGCTACTGGGACGTTTGGCGGGCCTCTCGCGAAACGCTGGTGATTGAGCTGCCGCAGATCGTCGCATACGAGGCCGGTTACGACTCGATCCGCGAAAACGAGTATGCCTCCCAAAGCGGCGAACTCTTTGATGCCGATGAGGTGTTTGCTCTGTGTCGCAGCGTTGAGGTTCTGGAAGCCATCGAAGCCGCCGGCCTGAAGGTGAAGCCATGACTGACTTCGTGATGCGCAGCATGGCCGACGCCAACCGTCTGCTGGGCCACCTGCAGGCCCAGGATTTCACCCGGCCCAAGAAGATCATCATCAAGGATCAAGATCGCAGCGGCGAGCAGAACAAGGCCCTGCATGCAGCCTTGGCCGATATCGCCGCCCAGGTCGAGCACGCCGGCAAGAAGTGGGGCGTCCTGATCTGGAAGCGCCTTCTGACAGCCGCCTGGCTGCGAGAGGCCGGAGATCAGCCGCAGATGATCCCTGCGGTAGACGGTCACGGCTTCGACGTTATCTACGAACGCACCAGCAAACTCACCGTGAAGCAGTGTGCCGAGTTGATCGAGTGGGTGCATGCGTTCGGCGCCGAGCACCAGGTGCGCTGGACGCAGAAGGACAATTGGGGAGGGCGGTATTGATGCTCGCCGCCAAGCAGCCCAAGCCAAAGACCTGCAAGAACCCGGAATGCGGTATCAGTTTCCCACCGCAGCGCCTCGGTCAGAAGGTATGCAGTCCCAAGTGCGGCCTAGCCATCAAGGACGTGAATCAGGAGAAGGCGCGCAAGTCGCTGGCCCAGGTCGAACGCAAAGAGATCAAGGTCCGCAAGGAGAAGCTGAAGAGTAGGGCGGATCACCTAAAAGACACGCAGATCGCCTTTAACGCTTGGGTTCGCGCCCGGGATGCTGAGTTGCCGTGCATAAGCTGCGGCCGGCACCACCAGGGTAAGTACGATGCAGGCCATTACAGGACGGTGGGGAGCAATCCAGCATTGCGTTTCGAGCCACTCAACTGCCACCGCCAATGCTCGCCGTGCAACACCCAGCTATCCGGAAACATCGTGAACTACCGCATTGAGCTGGTGAGGCGAATCGGTGCTGAGGCGGTCGAGTGGTTGGAAGGTCCCCATGAACCGAAGAAGTACACCGTCGAAGAATTGAAGGCGATGACCGCCGAATACCGGGCAAAGACCAGAGAGCTGAAGGGGAGAGCAGCATGAACTACCACAACGTGATTTCGGCTGTCGTGCGAGCCCTGGCTGCGGAGGCGATCAATAGTGCTGGCGGGTGCAATGTTGAGCCGCGAGTGCAGGCCAGCAAGCTCAAGGGCGAGATATCGGGGAAGGATGCTGCATTGCTGGCTGACTGCATCGTGCATAGGCTTTTGCATGCTCAGCTCAGTCCTCGCCACTGGAATGCATTGGTGGCGAAGTACAGCACTCACCGCGGACGCAAGATCGACTCTATCGGTCGATTGGTTGCGGTCGTGCCATCTCCTGCGCCAAAGCGCTTCACACAGCAGGCTGTGCTTGTCTGGGCTGTACCAGAACAGAGGAAGGGCGTACTGCGTGTCGCGACACAGGTCAATCCGGCTGAAATCATGGAGTGCAAGGAGGATTGCGGCTGCAAGGGGGAATGCAAGCTGGAATGGCGCAATCGGGCGGCACAACAAGCGGTCGAGCGTGCCAGCGCGCACGCAAAGTCTGTGGCCGTGCAGCGCCCAGGCGAGATGATCGTCTTGGCCGATTCAAACTACGACATGAGCAACTGGGATTCGCAGGGCCTGACAGAGCGTACGTATCAGCGCTGGAACAAGGCCATCAAGGATTCTCTGGAGTCGATGGTCAACGAAGCGCTGGTCGATGCTCAGCACATGCTTGAGGCTGTAGGAGTGCTGTCCGGCGAGGCGGCTTGAAAATAGCCCCTCAAAAGGGCTTGCAATATCATGTCGCCATGTCGCATTATTAACCCATCCTGTCATTCCTGCGTGTGTAGGACTGACCGGCGAGAACCCCGACCTTCGTGTTGGGGTTTTTCGTTTCTGGAAGGTGGCGCTCAGTGGTGGGCAATCCGGTTTGAACCCGGAGCTGCTGGAAACGGTAAGGGTTCGACTCCTTCGCCTTCCGCCAATTTCAAGGCCTCGCCAATATGCGGGGATTTTTTTCCTACTCCAATCAACCCCGAGAGTGATGTTTAATGATGGAGCGTTTTTCGACTTACCTTGGGTTCGCGATCGCCGCGTGCGTGTTCTGTTTCTCGGTCCCCTCTATAGCTGGGCCGTTGCGAACGCTCGGTTATCACCTGGCCGCTCTGACCGAACCGCAGGGTGTCGCCATGCAGCGACTGGACCTGACCCTTGCCATGTGGCGTACGGGTAGCGAGTCCGGCACCGAAGAACTGAAAAGCAACCTGCGCGCATCCAGCAATCACTTCGTGATAACCACGGGCAAGCCTGACCCTGAAGGTGTCGGCCTGACGCCCCGCTGAATTCGCCTGGTTGCAATGGAAAAGCCCGGGGCAAGTCCTCGGGCTTTTTTGTGCCTCCGAGGAAAGCATCTACCCGAGTGGATGTTTTCCCGGATGTACCTGTTTCCCCAATCCCTCGGAACCTCTGATCGCCAAGTTCAGCGAGGGCCTCATTCGTACATCTTCCCTTTGGCCGCTCCAATCGGCCTTTTTTATTCCCGGAGACTTCAATGGCTGAACCAGCGAGCACCACTGCTGCCGGTCTGTTGCTGGCGAAGTATGGCGTAGCAACCGCTGGATTCGCCGGAGCAATCCTTTCACTCACGTTCCTGCGTGGACTTACTCGGGGGCAGGCCGCTTCAGCAGTGGTCACCGGGTTCGCCTCGGCGATCTTCACAACGCCGCTGGCCGTCCACTACTTCAGCCTCCCGGTTGATGGCGACACTCAAAATGGCGTGGCATTCCTGATTGGCCTTCTGGCTATGAACATCATCCCGGGCCTGAAGGCTTTGGCAGGAAAGTTCGGCGCCACAGGAGCAGCCTGAACATGAATACCTTCCTGGTGATGACAGACGCCTTCTTGTGCGTTCTGGTCGTGGTAGCTGCTGCCGAGCACTTGCGCCGAGTGCGCCCGATCGAGCAGCCATTGCTGAGCATTTCGTTCTACCTGGTCGCCATCGCAGCGTTCGGTGGGTTCTGGTCTGCCATTCAAGGGCAGTACATAAGCCCGTTCACCGTGACGCTGCACGCCGGGGTGGTGATTTATGCCTGGGCGAGACGCGGGCATCTGTTCGAACTGAAAACCTAAGTCGCGACACGTTTCGCGAATCAGCACATTGTGTCGCGACATGGGAGTAGGGCATGACCAACATCACCCGCCTGCATCACGCATTGCCACTGAGTCCAGCCATCAACAAGGCCGTCACTGAGCTGGATACCGCCATCGCCAAGGCTATCGATGCTGCCAAGGCTGCGGGCCTACCTCAGGGATTGGTTGTCGCGGTTCTGCATGGGCAGACTCACTCGGAGACCGCGATCATGGTGGGCTGATCCTTACTCTTTGTAGATCTTTGCTACCAGCGGCATTGCGGGAAACCAAAGCCATTCACCGTCCTGGACAGGAATGTCAAAGTGTCTGCTCACTTCGAGCAAGTA